CTGTGTAATATGGTATACTAAAGTTTATGAATTCTTTAATTAACCCAGAAACTGGCGAACCTCTTGTAAAGAATGTACGTAGGCAGGTAATTGAAAAAAAATACAATTGGGGACTTTACGTATATAAAAAATCAACAGGAAAATGGTTTACAGACGGAGAAGGTAACGTATTAAATATAGAGTCTATGCGTAATGATTTAGCAAAAATAGCAGAACTTAAACAAGCAGCAAAATATTATGGCGATGAAGGTGACGGAGAAGCAGTTTTTGTTCCTGGATTAACAAGAATTGATGATGAAGAGCATTCAGTGCAATTGGACAGAATGAAATCTGGACTTATACCATCAATGAATGATTTAGGTGCTTGGCATGCTGCTCAGCAAACATTAAATAAGTCAGGCAAGGATGCATTTGATGAGTAATGACTATGACAATGATTATATTCAAGCAAGATTAGACACAAATCAAAAAGAAGAAAACCCATTTAAAGCAAGCGATCCTTTTAACAAATCTTGGGATGAACTTAAAGGCTTGGTTGGAATACAGGAAAACTTTAAGCGTCGTGTAACCAGACAAGTAAACAAAGCATCAAATGCTAGCGGATATCTTGCTACAAATGCAAACATTGATTTACTTTCAACATCATATTTAGATTCTGCTAATGCAGACCCTAAAGGAATTAATGATACTGGATCAAAAGCTATTAATCCAGGCTTAGTCTACAGAAATGGTTATGGTCTTTTTGATGTAATTACTCCACCATATAATTTATATGAACTTGCTAACTTTTATGACACATCTTTTGCTAATCATGCTGCTATTGATGCAAAAGTAGAAAATGTTGTTGGTCTTGGATATCGTTTTGATGTAACAGATAGAACAAGTTTAAGTCTTGAAAGTAATGATAATACAGATGCAGTAGGCCGTGCCCGTAAAAGAATTGAACGTGCAAAACTTGAGTTGCGTGATTGGCTTGAATCCCTTAATGATGATGATAGCTTTACTAGAACGATGGAAAAAGTATTTACAGACATACAGTCTACTGGCAATGGATACCTAGAAATTGGAAGAACGGTTACTGGGGAAATTGGATATGTTGGACATATTCCTTCAATAACAATGCGTGTTCGTAGACTCCGTGATGGATTTGTTCAAATTATTGGACCAAAAGTTGTTTACTTTAAAAATTTTTCAGCAACAAATTCTAATCCTCTTACAGAAGATAAACGTCCAAACGAAATTATTCATTTTAAGGATTACTCTCCACTAAATACATACTATGGTGTACCAGATATTGTTGCAGCATTTCCTTCGCTTATTGGTGATCAACTTGCTTCACAATACAATATTGATTATTTTGAAAATAAAGCTGTTCCTAGATATGTTATTACATTAAAGGGTGCAAAGTTGTCTTCAGATGCAGAAGATAAAATGTTTCGCTTTTTACAAACGGGACTTAAAGCACAATCACACAGAACTCTATACATACCACTTCCTGGAGATACTGAAAATAGCAAGGTTGAGTTTAAGATGGACCCAATTGAAAATGGAATTCAAGATGGATCATTTAAAGAGTATCGTAAACAAAACAGAGATGATATTTTAATTGCTCATCAGGTTCCAATCTCTAAACTTGGTGGATCAGAAACTGGAGCAACAGCTAGCTCATTAGCTCAAGATCGCACATTTAAAGAACAAGTTTCACGTCCAGCACAACAAGATCTTGAAAAAATAATTAACAAAGTAATTAAAGAAAAAACAGATATTTTAGAGTTTAGGTTTAATGAGCTTACGCTTACTGATGAAATTGCTCAGTCTCAAATTCTTGAGCGTTATGTAAAAAATCAGATAATGCTTCCAAATGAAGCAAGAGAAATTCTTGATCTTCCACAAGCAAAACATGGAGACTCTCCTCTTGAATTAAGTCCAAGGCAGGCTGCAGATTCAAGGGCAAATGGAAATAGATCTAGGGACGCAGAAAGAACAAATAACGCATCAGATAGTACTACAACAGTATCTGGAAGAAATCCAAAAGGCGAAGGTAGATCATCTCAGTAGTTGAGGTAACTATATGAACATAGTAATTGCTGGTGGTGGAACTGCTGGATGGCTTGCAGCACTTTTTTTTGCTAACTCTCAACCAAACAAACATAGAGTAACTTTAATTGAGTCTACTCAGTTAGGAATTATAGGATCTGGAGAAGGCTCTACTAGATTACTAACACGTGTACTTAACAATAAGTTTTTTGATACTGGAAGTAACATTTCTGACTTTATAGCAAATACTGATGCAACATTAAAACTAGGAATTAGACATAAAAATTGGACAGGAGATGGAAGTTCTTATTATGCACCTTTAGATGGAACCGAAACCCATAAGTTTAGTCCAGATGTTGATTTTTTAACTGCCTTCTATCAAAAAGGTTCTGAAGGAATGCATGAATCCTCTAAACTAGGAAAATGCTTTATAGATAAAAAATATACAGAAGTCACAGCACTTCATTTTGATGGAACTCTTATAGGAAAACATTTTAAAAAAATTTTAGAAAACAAAATTAGCCACATAGATGGAATTATTAATAAAGTAACACTAAAAGAAGATGGATCAATAAAAAGTTTAATATTAGAAAATAATGAAGAAATTTTTGGAGATTTTTTTATTGACTGTACAGGATTTTCACGTATACTAATGAAATCTTTAGGTGTTAAGTGGAATTCTTACTCAGAAAATCTTCCAGTCAATACTGCAATACCATTTATTTTGCCAAGGCCAAAAGATGATCTAGAGCCACTAACCGTAGCTCACGCACTGTCAGCTGGATGGATGTGGCAAATTCCAACAGCAAGTCGTATTGGATGTGGTTATGTTTTTTCTGATAAATATATATCTGTAGAAAATGCTCAAAAAGAAGTTGAGTTATTGCTGGGTCATGAAATTGATCCAATAAAAGTAATAAAGTTTGAGTCTGGAAGATGCGATGTTCTTTGGGAAAAAAATTGTCTTGCTTTAGGACTTGCTTCATCTTTTGCAGAACCACTAGAAGCAACCTCAATACATACAACCATAGTTCAACTTGTTACATTTTGTTTTGAGTTTATGTCAGATACCTGGGAAAAAACATACGACCCAGTAGGTCAAAAAAGATATAACTCTCGTATGCAAAAACTATATGATGATATACGTGATTTTTTAGTAATACACTATCAAGGTGGTAGAACAGATTCAGAGTTCTGGAAACATATTTCCTCTGGTAAAACCCTTACACCTTTTTCTAGGGAAATTCTGGAAAGGTCAAAACACAAGGTACCTGGATTTTTCAACTATGACTATTACTATGGTAGTGCAGGGGCACCTCTGTGGAACTGGGTTTTAGCTGGTACAAACAATATAACAAAAGATACTGCAAAAAAAGAGCTTGAACTGTATGGTATTATAGTTTAGTACAGCATAAAAGTTGCTTGGCTTTATATAGAAACCAGGTCTAACTTGGCACTATCTCAATACTTGAGAAAACCCTATAAATGTTTGGTATAATAGAATACACAATGAATACAAATAAGGCATTTTGGACAACTGACGGCGACAATCTTCGCCTATCTATGCCCTTTGGAAAAGTAGACCAAGAACGCAGAATAGTATCAGGTTTTGCATCACTAGACAACATTGATAAGCAAGATGATATTGTTACAACAGAAGCATCTATGGAAGCTTTCTCTAGATTCCGTGGAAATATTCGTGAAATGCATCAGCCTTCAGCCGTTGGTAAAATGATTAATTTTAAAGAAGAAAAATACTTTGATCCAGAAACAAAAAAATTCTATAAAGGAGTTTACGTTTCTACATACATTTCAAAGGGTGCACAGAATGCATGGGAAAAAGTTCTTGATGGTACATACACTGGTTTTTCTATTGGCGGAAGAATGAATAAGTGGGATGATGCATATAATGAAGAACTTGACAAAACAATTAGAGTTATTAAACAATATGATTTAGTAGAACTATCTTTAGTAGATTCACCAGCAAATCAGTTTGCCAGCATTGTTTCAGTTGAAAAAGTTGATGGCATTGATGTAATTAAAGGTGACGGAATGGATACAATTATTGAAAATGTATTCTACGATAAAGATAATGGAATTGTTTTAACTTCCGAAGAAGATACACAAGTTAGTCCAGTATCTGGAGAAGAAATGAAAAATATTGGTTTTGTAGAAAAATCAGATAAAGATAAAATAGACATGATAAAATTCTTAGTTGATAGTGCTAAAGGCATAGAGTCTTCTAAGATTAACAAGGAGGTAAGTCCTATGACAGAAAATACAGAAGTAGTTGCAAAGGCTGAAGAAGCAGAAGTAACTCCAGAAGTAGTATCAGAGGTCACTCCAAAGGCAGATGCCACTATTGAGGCACCTATTGCAGCAGAAGCAGAAGCAGAAAAAGCAGACGCTCCTAAGAAGTCAACAGATGAAGAAGAAGAAGACGAAGAAATGATGCCTTCTGCTTTAACAAAAGAAGACGACAAAGAAGAAAAAACTGCAGCTAAAGCGGATGACGTAGTTGTTAATGCAATTACAGAAATTAAAGATTCTGTTAATAATGCCTTTGGCGATCTAGCAGCAACACTAAAATCACTAAGTGATGAAGTTGCAAATATAAAGAAATCTCTTGAAGCCACAACAACTGATGTAGATCAGATCAAGGGAACTTTCAATGAAATTGGCAAGCGAGTAGATCTAGTAGAGCTAGATACCGCTTTCCGCAAGTCTGGCGATCTAGGCGAGATCGTGCAGGAGCCAGTAATGGCTCACAAATCCCTATGGGGCGGACGTTTCCTCAAATTCTCCGACCTATACAACTAACATAAAATCACTAGGAGGTGAACAATATGTCAGAAGATATCGTAAAGAACTATCCAGGCTCTCCAACAGTAGCCCACGCTCATAGCGGTGATGGTGCATTTGCTTCAGGAAGCTCAGCAGACGCTGGAATTCCAGTTGCAGGCCGCACAGGAACCATGGGCAATATTGCTACAGCAAATTTAGGAGTACTAGATGGTCCTAACGCTGTAAATCCAACAGGTACGCCTGGAGGTATCTTGCTACCTGAGCAAGCCCGTCGCTTCATTGATTATGTGTGGGATGCTACAGTTCTCGCTAAAGATGGACGTAGAGTTACAATGCGAGCTAACACAATGGAACTTGAAAAAGTTAACGTTGGTGAGCGTGTAATTCGTGCAGCAGCACAAGCAAACCCTACATTTACCAATGCAGGAGCAACATTCTCAAAGGTTGAACTTACTACAAAAAAGATTCGTCTTGATTGGGAAGTATCAACAGAATCACTTGAAGATAACCTAGAAGGTGGAGCTCTTGAAGACCACCTTGTTCGTTTAATGACAACAGCATTTGCAAACGACATTGAAGATCTTGCGATCAACGGTGACGGTTCAACTGCTCCATTCCTTTCAATCATGGATGGTTTCGTAAACAAGGTAACTTCAGGATCAGACGCACACGAATCATTCGTAACCGTTGCAAACAATGAATGGACAACTCCTGTTCTACAGGATATTATCCTTGCAATGCCACGCAAGTACCGTGCAATCAAGAACAATCTAAAGTTCTATGCAGGTACAGATGCATTCCAGGGTATCGTTAAGAACAACGGTACACTTGCTGATGCAATCGCAGAGGCATTTTCTCCAATTGCAGCAGGTACACCTGCTAACCGTCAGAGCTATCTAGATGGTGCAGCACAGACATTCGGTGGAGCACGTACAACACGTGTTCTTGGTGTTGAAGTTCAGGAAGTTCCTTACTACCCTGCAGGTTATGTAGATCTTACATTCCCTCAGAACCGTGTATGGGGATTCCAGAGAGACATCACTGTAAACCGTTTCTACCAACCAAAGAAGGACACAATTGAGTACACAGTATTCGTCCGCTTTGGTCTACAATGGGAAGAGCTTGATGCAGTTGCATTCGCAACAGCAGCAAATAACTCATAATCATTGAAATACTTTATAGGGAGGGTAGCGTAAAAACTACCCTCCTTATTTTCTTTTAGGAGTATATATGTCATATCCAGGAACAAACCCAATAGACCATAATCATTTTGGTAATGGTGCACTTGCATCTTTAGGAACTCCTGGAGTAATAATTATGGGTCCAAACGGACTCCAAGTAAATACTTTAGAAAATCTTCCAGGTGCAAACATGGGAGATACAACAGGACCAAATGCAGTCAATCCTTCTGGAATACCAAATGGTATTCGCTTACCATTACAAAATAATTTTGGTAAATCAAGAAGAAGACGCTAATTCTGGTATAATGGCATAGGAGGATTTAATGTCTATTACTGAAGAACTATCTAAAAAGACTGTTATGGAGATAAAATCCTATGCCAAAAAAAATAATATTGATATTATTGGGGCAAATAAAAAAATAGAAATACTAGAAATTATTGCTAACTGGACTCCAGAAGATGCAGCAGTAGAAGAAAAACAAGATATTGAAGAAGAAATAAAAAATAGCATTGCATTATTTTCAGAAAGAAATATTTTTTGGAGTGGAGTAGGAACTCTAGAAAAAGGATATAACATTGTAACTAAGGAGGAATCCGAAAAATGGGTAACACACAGGTCAGTTCGCATTGCGACACCTCAAGAAGTTGCCTCATACTACGGTAAACAAAAATGATAGTATTAAGACTTCCACCATTTCCTATTGACATTAAATACGATGTCCCAGAAGCAGACACTGACTATTTGTTTACAATTGAAAATTCTATACTTAATCTTAATGTATCAGAAACCATAACTTCTGATCTAGACTCACAAATTACATTTACTTTAACTGGTGATTTTATAAAATATGATGACGATTATTCTGTTCAAATTTATGAAATTAATGAAGATGAAGATGAAGAACAGCATATAGTAGTTGAAGATAATTTAACTGTTATCCGTCCATACGTTAATCCAAACACATTAGGAATTACTGCAACAGAGATTGCAGAAGCAACATACAATGAACGCCTTGCAAGAGCTATTATTGACTCATTGATTGGCACTAAATTTACATTTGAAAAGAAAATACTTGAGGTAGTTGGACAAGGAACAGACTATTTACCAGTTTGGAAACCAATTTACAGCGTCAATCAAGTATATGAAAATGGAAGATTAGTCTATGACATAACTGATACTGTTGATGGCCCAGGACTTGATGGATACAACTATATTGTTACAAAAGACGAAACTTCAATTGTAAAAGTACCAGTAGATTATGACCTAAATGAAACAAAAGATCGTGCAGAAAGAAAACCATTAAAGTACAGAGATGCAGGATCAGACTCATTTTATGCATACGCACCATATGAAAATTATGATAACATGTGGACAAATACAAGAAATCAACCAGCAGCATTTCCTGAAGGTTTTGATTACGTAATTGACTATGATTCAGGATACAAAGTTATTCCAGGTGATATTCGTGATGCCATGAATTTATTAATTGACGATATTAAATGTGGAAAAATGGAACACTACAAGACATACATTTCTGAATATCAAACAGATCAGTTTAGACTTAAGTATGATTCATCAAAGTTTTCTGGTACTGGAAATATTCTTGTTGATATTATTATTGACAAATATATAACAAACGTTAAAACACCTGGGTTCTTATAATGAATACGGTATGCGAAGCTACCGACTTTATGTTTCCAATGTTGGCAGATATTTATTATCCTGTAGTTGAACAAGCTGCTTATGGCAATCTAAAAAAACAATGGGTTCTTGATAGAACAGTTGCATGCTACCTTAGTTCTGGAACTGGAAAAACAAAAGAAGAAATTGTAACTAATGTTAAAATTAATCAAGATATGGTTTTGACTGGAAGAGTTAAATTTGATTTAAGAATATCAACACAAAAAGAAAGACATTCAATGACTAATATTCTTATTACAAATGTAAGGCTTCCAAACTCAGAAACAATATATATGGAAACATCTGGACCTAGATCTGGCCAAGGAACAATATATGAAGTTGCATCACAAGAGCCATTAGTTGGACCAACAAATAATGTTGATTTTTATAAAGTACTTTTGCGTCGCTCAGAAAATCAAGCGGTAAATGTATGATAAGAGTAACAGTTAATTCAAATTTATTTAGAAAAGACATGAGTAATATTATTGATTACTCTCTTGGATTTTTAGACGGTATAAAAAAGGGAAAGTCTAAATTTTTTGAAAACATAGGATCATTAGCCACTGAATCATTAAAGACCTTTATTGATACAAATGCTAAGGTAAATCCAGTTATTCTTCAACATGTTTATGAGTGGTATAGAGTTGGAAGTCCAGAAGCAAGACTATATGATATTTCCTATAAATCCACAGACTCTGGAGTATCATTCTTTTCAACATTTTCTCAATCTTCAACAATAAAAGATGGATCAAATGTCCCATTTTATAATAAAGCAAGAATTATGGAAAATGGAATTCCTGTAATAATTTCTCCAACAACATCAAGTGTTTTAGTTTTTGAAGACAATGGAGAAACTATTTTTACAAAAAAGGATATTGTCATAACAAACCCTGGAGGACCTGCAGCACTTGGTGGATTTGAAAAAACATTTGATTTGTTTTTTACTAAATATTTTTCACAAGCCTTTATTAGGTCAAGTGGAATAAAAGACTATTTAGAAAGTCCAACAGTCTATAAGGCAAACATTAAGGCTGGAAAAAATAATGGTAAGTCTGTTGGAATAAGAACGGGATACCAATGGATAGCACAGGCAGGAGTAGCATAATATGGCAAACGATACATTATTAAATACACCAACACTATGGATTAATAATTACATAAAAGATAAACTATCAGATTATGGATTTGACGGAATACCCTTTTTCCCATCAACACCATCTACAATTGATGATATAACTGAGACACTTACTGAAAATGGAATAATGGCAACATATGACAGACTTTTCAGAATGAACAAAAAAAGCTTTCCACACATAAAGTGTGAACAGATGCTTTATTATTTTTATGCTACACAAAGCACTGTTACTGAAAATCTAGTTCAAGTTACAGAGGGTGTTCAACGCCTACTGGATCGTGGAGATGAGTCAGCACAAGAAGTAAACGACTGGTGCTCAAATAGGCAAATTAATCTTGGAACATCACAAAACCAAAATCTTATTGATAATATATTTTATTTTCACACATTTAAGGTTTATCAGCTTGAAGAGACTAGAGACATAATTGATTTTGGTACAGCCAGAACTTATGGAGGAAACAAAGTTATTGTTGAATTTGACTACCATTTGGCTGACCCAACTGGAACAGTTACTGGATCACTTTGGAAGCCTGAATCCAAGCCAGCCACAAAAATAATCATATAAAATGATGTTATAATTAATTTGAGGAAACACAAACGCCTAACAACTTAATAACCCTATTAATGAAAAAGAGGTGAAATACTATGGCTTATAGTCGTGGAACGTCAACCAATATTATTGTTGGTGCAGCAGC